TTGCCGAGCGAATCGTAGGCCTTGAAGCCAAAGTTCCATGCACCGCAGGCGGCTACCTGGTGTCCGGCCTCGATAACAGCAGAGCCATATCCAAAAGGGAACAACCCAAAGGGCATCTCGCCGAAGCCGGCGGTCCCCATAGGATGAGGCTCACCGAATCGGAACTGACCGAATGGAGCGTAGCCAAATCCATAGCAGCCGGCACCGCCGGGGAACAACTCAAATATCTGATTGTTTAAGGGGCTGTCCCAGTCAATACTGCCGACCCCGTTGTTGGAATGTAACTGCATATAATCACCCGGCTCGTAGCCGAGAGGCACAATAAACTGGATTGCAATTACCGCACTCATAAGCCAGTCACCTCGGTAAATCTTAGATCTCGCGTAATCAATTTGGTCATTTGTTTGTCAGGCAAATATATAATCTGAATAATTTCCGGACGAGTATTACCTGCGCCCAGGTTGAAGGTGAGGTTGTAATCACGCCCTGCAATTTTTTCAATACAATCGCCGTCCTTAAAGGAGCGGTCATTAAGCTTGTCGTCGCACAAACTTGCAAAATAATTAAGCTGCACGCCATCCACAATCGCCGTCCTTAAAGGAGCGGTCATTAAGCTTGTCGTCGCACAAACTTGCAAAATAATTAAGCTGCACGCCATCCACCGTGCTTTCGCCGTCGGTTATATCCAGCTTCAAAACCGTATTGCCCGATGCATCTTTTATTGACATATCGCCGGTAACTTTGTCCTGGCTCATCTTGTTAACCGACCGCATCAGCGAGTAAAAATCCAGTCGGACCTCAATGGGTATATACCGTTCGGCATTCGCCAGGGCATTATTGCCGTTCTTGTCGGCATCGATAACACCGACAAGGTCGCCGGCATCAAACGGAGCTGTGCCGTAGGCAACGCTGAACTTGTACCAGCCTCCGCCTATCTCGCTGATTGAAGGCGCAGAACCGGATTTATCCGTGCCATCCTTATTTAACGCTCCTATTTGAATATCGACAGCCGGGCCGGATTGCCCGTTCCTGCCCGTTGAGCAAACTGATATTTTTGCTGTAAAGCGCCTATCTGTCCTTCGCTGCCGGAAATCCCCGGCCTGCCGCCGCGAAGCACATTTGCATTTCGCGGCCTGAAGTCGGCGTTGGCGACATCGACAAACAACGGATTTTCTTCAACCGAATCAGGCAACTTATAATCCTGACTGGTGTTACCAGTATTATAACAATGATGAGTTAATTGACTTGCTGCTGTAACGCTGTAAACGCAATTATGGCTAAACGTAGAAGATATGCTGCCTTTCGCGACACCTTCCATTCTTATAGCATAATCATTTGCAGCGGCGGGTGAAAAAATGTTTGAACTGCCTGTTATAAAATGTCCGTTTTGCATACTGATGCAAGTCGTAGTCTGATTATAAAAAATACAATTACTAACACCCATCCCCAAAAGAGTGCTTGTTTGAAATCCTATCGTTCCCCCATAACAAATAGAATTTATAACATTATCATGACGTATAATAGCACATACACCTGGATTGCTTGCTCTATCGCTGCCATTAAATACACAAGAATCTATAATACCACTGTTAAATATCAAAGACACTCCAGTAGAAAGTCTCGTTGCACCGAAGTAACAATCAATCAAAGCAACTTCATAAGCAAATCCTGAAATTGCAGAATAAACACCATCAAATATACAGTTGATAAAAGCACAATCAGTTGGATTGTTAGCGAAAGCTATCCCATCATTATTATTACCACTCGTATTTTTGAACCATATATTCTCAAAAACCAAACAGCCCTTACCATCTATAAGAATTAAATCATCTGTTAATGTACCACCGCCTGACCATTCAACCCAATCGGCACTGGAATTTTTCAGGGTCATACTTTCATCCTGGCGTAAAGCATCCAGAGCACCCCCATAGTAATCGCCGCCATAACTCATATCGCCTGGCGTTGTTTTGAAACCGATAATCCGCACAGATACATTATTTGAAACACTGCCTGTTACAGGAATGGTAAGTTTACCGGTGAAAGTCTCGTCCTTATTCGTATAAACAATACGACTGTAAAAAACACCTACATACAATTCGGTAAGGGCGGTATCAATGTCTTCAAAGGCCCCACCGACAAGAGCATGAACATTCTCATGTTCACCTTCCTCTCCCAAATTCAACGATTGCCAATCGTAAGGCGTGAATCCCATTTGTTCCATCCGCCCGATAATCTGGTTTGAAACTCCACAACGTCAGGTGCAATAACATTTTCGCGGAGAACCCACCGGGGTTTGCATCTTGCGACCATTGCAAGAAAGTATCCAGACATGTCGGGCTGCTTTGAGCCGTGAATAGTTTTAGCTTTGCTTCGAATGGGGCAAGGATCTCCGCCCACAAGTCCCGCGCAGGGTCTGATTTTGTTTTTTGGTATATCAGGCCAATGCCTGCGCAGGATTGTGAGACAGCGTTTGTCATTTTCCACCTGAAAAACACATTTTAAACCAGCCCTTTCAAGGCCCATATCCAATCCGCCGGCACCGCTGAACAAACTTCCAAATTTAATGGTTTCGGTATTATCCACATCCAGCAAATCCATTCGCTCATTTACGCTCCATGGTTGAGTCGTAATCGATTGCTTCAGGAATAAATGGCTCAACGAAAAAGTCGTCCATAACCACTCGTCGAGCCGTTACTTTGGCTAATTGCTCGTCCGTGAGTTTGGCCAGCGCTTCTTTATCGACGCTTTCTTTGATGCGAATGTAGGCATCGGCCTTTTTCATGAACACCTTTTTGATTAGCGAAAGCGTGGTTTTCTTGACTTTGATCGATACGCTTTTTCGCCAGCCGAGCGTGCCGAAGTTGAGCTTTTTGCTTCGCTTGGCTTTGAAATCTTTTTTGCGATTTACCGCAAATGCCTCGATGCTTGCAGTATGTTGAGCAATTGAGTTTTGCAGCGGTTTGACTTCAAGTGCCAGGCCGGACTTGACCTCGTCTATTTCTTTTTTGGCCTTTGCCTGGGCGGCCTGAATCTTGATAAGAAGTCCGCCAACCTCACGAACCAGTTCATCGGCCTGGTCCCATCCGATTATAGGCTTAAGTGTCTGTTTCGACTTGACACGTTTGGTTTTGGGCATCCGTGGCTCCTTTCGTAAAATCTTCCCTGATTTCGTTTAAGTTTTTATAACACCTGCCCTGTTTGCGACTCACAATTGCTTTTAACGCCTCAATAACTTCATACGCATGTTTGGGCGTAAGCTGATCAAGATATCTTGCTTTGTGCTTTGTTTGTTTTGTAATAAAATCGAACAGATTCTCTAAGCTCCAGCCGATATCGAATGCCAGGTTCTTGATCGCCGACTGCTGCGCAAAGCTGGCAACCGTGTAACGGCTGGCAGCTTTTTTTCTGAAATGATCGGCGGGCTTGCCCGGATACCGCCAGCCGTGCGATTCGCAGATAGCTAATAGATCTTCCATCTGCATGGCGTTGAGTTGCTTGCAGCTCGTAACCATATCGCCAGACGGCTGTTTGTACTGCCGCAACAGCAGCCGGTACCTGGCATCGAAGTGTTTGGTTCGCAACCCGGCGGCTCTGACCGCCATTTGAACAAGTTTTATCTGCTGATTATTCAGCATTTAAACACCTTTTACTTTCTTTTTTCGCCGGTTTTGTTTTTGTCGCTGCAATCATTTAACCAGTCCTTGCAACCGCTTGCTGTTCTTTATGTTCCGCAATATGCCTGGTTGCCAGAGGCAGCCGTACCCTGACCGGCAAATCAAGCTGCTCTATCGCAGCAATAATAAGTGCCGAATCAATCGCCCCGGTCTCATACACCACGCCGGCGGTATGTAACGCCGCGATTACATGACTACAGGTACGCAGCCTGCCGCTTCTCGGCGTTCTGCAAATATTCCGAAGCGTCCCAACCGCATCGATAGTCAGCTTGACACCTCCATATTCATACAATCGGCGGATGTCCTCGACCGTATAAAGCCCACCATCTTTTTCGGCGGCGTGTTCGTCGAGATTCAGTATACACATCAAACGCGATGTGAACTGGTCGAGCGATTCGAAGCCACGCCGAGTAGTCGGCTGCATGATTGTCTTTAAAAGGTCATGGTTACCGGCCAGGACCAGGGGGCATCTGGATTTGACAACGATTATCTGACGAAGTCGATTCAACTGCCGGACTGTCAGGCCCGACGCCTCGTCGAGCATTACAATTATCTGCCTGTTCTGCAGGGCGTCAATTAATCGCCGTGTTACTTTGTCGAGCGAGCCGTCCGAATCGATGCCAAGTTTTTTTGCGATCTCGGCAAACACAGTCGTAGAATTCATCGCATCATCAAGCTCAACGTAAACCGTATTTTTGTTCGCCTCGGCGTATTGCCTTAAACAGTGGCTCTTGCCGTGACCACCATCGCCGACTATTACGCCAATCTTGCCCTCGTCATCGCTGAACGCCTCGGTCTGGGTAATCAGTGTGCCGATTCGTTTCGCTATGCTGGTTTCAACGAATGCTTTACCCTTGACCCGCCGGTCCATTCGGCTGATAGTATCTAAAAAATTGACTATCTTATTAACAACATCTTTTGTGTTGCCTTTATATCTGCCGTTAAGGAATTGACTCAACAGTGTGCGGCTTATGCCGAGTGTTTCGGCGACGGTGTTTTGCGAAACACCCTTACGCGATTTTATAAAAGCCTTCAGCCTGTCGGCTATTCGCTTTTCTTCAGCTTCATTCATTGGAATCCTTTCCGCAACGATTCGGGCGTCCCTCGCCAACCCTTGGTTTATATCGTCAGTCATCGAATAATTTTACCTTTACGGGTTTTTGCTTTGGTTTCATTAAAGACAGGTCTATATCCAGAACCGTTTCTACCGACTCAGCACCCGCTGCCTTTTTTACCAGTTTTTGAAGTTCGAGTGCTTTGTGCAGCTTGACCTGTTTATCGAACGGCGTGCGCACCGGCCTTAAATTTGCAGCCGCAGGCGGCGGGGTTTCTTTGCGGCCCTCGGCCATGGCCTTAAGCGTTAAAGTTGTAAGATCCATATTTGCTGTCAACCGCGAATCACGATAAGATTTAGCAAGGTGAACCGCCTTTGCTTTCTGCCGCATCGCATCCCGCAGGGCCTCCTCATTAACAGCAGATCCATATTGAACAAGTCGGTTCTGCTCGGCGATTGTGATCAGCTCGTAAGTCGCTGAATTATAGACATAAACTTTTCGCAAGTCGTCCGGGTCATAGGCGATGCGTACCTTTTTCCCCTGGTAATTCATAAGTTTAATATCATATTGACCATACCACATATTTTTGAATCGCACACCGTTTTTGCCGGCAACAAGCTCACCGCTCCAGACTCGCAGTAATAAATCTATAACACCATCGGCAACAACGCGGCGGGATTCGCGGCTATTGAGTACCTGCAAAGGCGATTGGCCTTCCATGCCTTTGCCGTGATGAGCGGCATTATTGTAAGCATCGATGTATTGCACAAAAAGATTGTTCAAGCCTTCCAGGTCATACGCCTGCTCGATTGCTTTTTTGCTTTTTAACAACTCTTTTAAATATTCAGGTTTGCGTTTTGTGTCTTTTCCGCAATATGTCGGAAAAGTTTTACTGAATTGGCAATCAAGCGTGTCGAAGAACCGCTCAATTGCCTTGCTTTGCGGATGATATGCTATTGCAAACGATGCACCGATATCCATCATGGCGTAAATGCCGGCTAACATCTGCTCATCTATATAGCCGGCCTTAATCGCCCGCCTTTTCGCTTTTGTAGTCCCGGTCCACATCTCGGAGTCGTAATCCCTGCCGTTATCGATCTTAACCGAATCAGGTGGACCGTATTTTTCAATCGCCCGCTTCATCGCCAGCAGGATAGTCGTCTGATTGGGCGAGGCGGTGAGGTAATAGCCTACGATTGCCCGGCTCCGCATGTCCTGCCAGGCGGTTACCCAGGGGCGAATCCATTGGCCTCTGTGCCTAATCCACAGATTCAATTGCGAATGATCGCCTATCCAGACCGCCCCTGGCGCTACGCTGTTTGGGTCTTTTTCAACGTATGGTGCGCATTTAGCCTCGTAAGCAGCGATACCTTCGCGGTGCAGAATCTCGACAAACAAAGGAATTTGAGCTTTTATGTATTTATAAAAGAATTGCAGACTCGGAATTTTCCAGCCCTTATTTTCCGAGCGGTTTATGTAATTGATATTCTGCCAGCATATCTTGACGCTCAACTGCTGCGGTGTCAGGTACATCGACTTAAACAGCTCGAACGCCTCAGTACTTATCATTTGACTGATAACTTTACCACCGCCACGCGTATCAACCAGGCCGACAAGACCCTGATTGCGATAACGCACAATCCAGCGTTGAAAACTTCTTTTGCCGACGGCGTTGTTTTTGGCAAAAACCGACATCGCCTCGCTGCGAGTGCCGCCGCTCTTTACGAAGTCGGCTGAAAATTTCTCAAAGGCCTGAATAAAACCAACCTTGCGAATCGCGTCTTCACGCTTATTGGCGGGCACATCCAGCAATTCTCGCGATTGCAGCATATCTTCAGGCCCCTTTATTCCGCAAAGCCGGGCATCAGCAGCCAGGGGAATTCGCCATTGCCCGCCGCTCTTGACGGCACCTTTGAATTTGCCAGCCCTGCACATACGGCATACATGCCGCTCTGTCATGTTTAGCTGTTTTGCCGCCTTAGCCGAATCTACATAGTCATTCACAGGATCATCCTTGCTTTTTTAGCAGCGACCCTAACAATTGCGTTACGTTGCTTAGAATTTTGTAAAGTGGTTCGATAATACTTACAACCGCCGGCTCGATTGATTTGTCATAATCACCGCCCGGACCTGTAACCACGGGTGCCGGTTCCGGCAGCTCGTTAAGTGTTATCCACTTGCCGGCCGGTCGGCAGGTGTCATGTTGCCGGTCTATCGCATATTGCTGGTATTTATGAATAAACCATTTGTTGTCGCGTTTGAATTGTATCACTTCGCAGCCGGCATCATCGCAATTGGAATTCGCACAAAAAAAGCACCAGCCAAAATACGTTCTTATCTCGCGTCCGTAGCGGTCTTTTTTGTGTGAGCAAATTCGCGGATACGGCAGCGGCTTCGCACACACCGGGCAGACCACATCCTTAATTGTCCCCTGAAGTTCGACTGGTTCTTTTGCCAAAGCAACCATAAACAATCCCCTTTCATTTTGCAGTTGCAACATTAAATTCATGTGTGATTGCCTGAAAAATCTGCGATTGATTTTCTATCATCAGAGCAAATTCTGTTCGGTATTTTGCGACTGCAATTCTGTCGGCCGAATCGATGCGGTTATCTGCGAGTATCTTTAATACCAAAGATTCGCAGGCAATTTGCTTTTTGCGTACCTCAATCAGTTCCTGCAGCGATGGCGTATCTTCGTTTCCGTTTTTGCGTTTTTGCTTTATCAGCGGCACGATAATTATCGGCACATCGCCCGCCAGCAGCAGCATGATTCGCACATCGAGCGTAAGCTTATAAAGGCTTCGCCACATGACCGAAGGTATCGTCAATTCACCGGCCAGATACTTATAAACGGTCGATAACGCCCTGCCGGTCAGCATACTAAGCTGCTTGGCGGTTATGTCTCGCTCGTCGCAAATTGTACTCAGCAGAATATGATCGTCGCTCACTTCGACTCCCTTTTGCATATCGCGTCCTTGCTTTAATTTTGGCGGCCGGTTTGGAATAGCTCCCTGTTCCGACCGCCGTTCCCTGTGGTTTCTTTCGCATTTTATAAAAAGCGACCATGGGATTTGCACCCTTCAGGCCTCGCTCAGCCAACGTGCTGCTGAACTCCGCACGTTTCGCACTGCGGACCGCCGCTTCTTCTCAATTTTTAAAAGTGCTAATTCTGCTTCGCGACTCGGCGGTTTGGAATTAGCTCCCTATTCCGCCGGGCCGGTAAGGTTCCCGTCGTTTTTTTTCACTTTCGCCCAGTAACTATTCGTCGCGGTTTTTCGCCAGCCGCGAGGCCCACCATTAAAGATACGCGCAGCAAGCTCCTCGCGATTACGCTCCAGCCACAGCGTTATGTAAAGCCTTGTGATCTGCTTTGCTTTCGCCGGTTCGTAACGGTCAGAATATGTAAAGTCTGTGCGGCAAAAACGATTGACATCATCAACGACGCACTTATGGATCTGCAGCGGACCCGCTGCCCTGCCGCCGTCACCATCGGGCGGATTGAGCGAGCCGGCGGATTCGACCTGCCATAATTTGTCGATAAGCTCATCGAGCCAGTCTGCTGCGCCGCATCGCAACGAGTCAGCCTGGCCGGGTACCCCGGCGTTCGCGGTCGCCGGGGACCCAACCTTCAGGCAATGGCAAAGAAAAGAAAAATAGCAGGAGCCCTGCCGGTTGCCGGGGGGGAAACAATCCGCAGGGCTTGGAGGGGGAACTATGAGATCGAACAACAGCAGGGCGATTATAATCACCGCTGGAAAAATCGCCCTTAAATTACCTTGTCGTTTAACTTTCGCCGCCATAAACTTGGCTCCGACAATCTTTTATTGCTTTCGAGCCTTCGCTCGATTCTTTACAGCCCGGCGGGTCTCCCGCCCGCCGGGCAAAGTTATAAAAAAGCACCTCAGCCGACGGTCGACTGAGGGTTAGAGATTTCTTTACCAGCAAGGGCCTCTTGAGTCGCTGCGGAATTCGTATCTTCTGATGTCGAGGGATTTGCCGGATCAACCGGGCCGGCCGGGTCAACCAGACTGGGCGGATCTGCCAGTAATGCCAGATATTCCGGCAACTCGCGAACCATCGTGCGGAGACCTTCGGCTCCGTTCGATATTCCGCGACGAATACAATATGTCTGAAAAGCTGTCTGTAAAATTCCGGGCAATACGACTGATACTTGCTGACCTATCATTACGACGTCTCCAATTTGAAAATTTGACCAAAAAACAAAAGCAATATACATAATCGTCGGCATAAGTCAACATAAAAATATAGCATTTGTTGTAAAAATATCGCAAAGCGACAAGAATATTTTTTAACTGTTTGCCATACAAGAGCTTGCAATAGCATAGGAAATTGTTTATTTTTGAGATTATGGCAAAGAAAATACGCACTTCAGTTGATTTAACTGATGCGGCACAGCAAGTAAAAGAGGCCTTTGGGTATCTTGGCTTAAAGAATATTTTGTCCGCAGGACTTATTTTATTTGCCAAACAATCGGCCGATGGAAAATTAGCCGCCATTGCTGCGGCAGTAAACCAAAAACCAATTAAACCGATTGAAACGAAAGCTAAACATTCGAAGTCGAAAAGCTTAAAGGCAGCAATAAATATTATAAAGGAACATGTGGGAGGGGGTTCTGAAGGCGGAACCACTTATAAGTTGCTTACTGAGCAGGAAAAGGCAGAGCTTGCCGAATTGCGGCGGCTTTTAGGGCCAGAGCCAAAACACACAAAAAAAGCAAAGTAATCGGCCTCCAAATGTCGATGAGGGGGTTGCTTGATTGTTTTTTGAAAAATTGGGAAGGGGCCTTAAAATGATTACTCACAAAAAGTTAGCGTTATTTTTATCAGCAGCGGCCCTGCTGCTCTGGATAGTACCGAACGTCTGGCCGGCGGGGGCAAAAAATATTCGCCCGCAACGAGGTCAAACTACAGTCCAAGGCGGGTCGCATACTCGCCGAAGCAGCGATTCGCGAAATCGCATCTATCCGAGGGGGGAAACTGAAAAGGAACGCCAGGAACGCCTGCGAAAATGGGCTGAAAAAGACAGAATCCGCGAAAAGCAGGGAGCTGATCGAGAGGCAGAACGGCTGCGGTTCAAACAGGCAATGGCCGAGCGCAAGCAAAAGAACGAAAAAAATACCAAGTCGCCTATGGAAAAAAGAATTACCGCCCTTGAGCGCGAAGTTTACAGGCTGAGAGAGTTGGTTCCGCTGCTTGAGGAACGCATAATATCGCTCGAAAAATTGGTGTGGAAAAAAACGGAAAAAATAAAATTTTAGTGTTTGCAATCGATTTGCCGATGCTATAGATTGTACTGATAATTGAATAGGCAAAAGTCTCCCGCTTTTGCCAAACGGTCTGAAATCATCAGCCCGTCGACTGAGTGTTAGAGAACTTAGCGGCGGGTTTTTGTCTATACCCGCCTCCGAAAAATGCTAACCGGTGCCGAAGGACTGGTACCACAGAACGCATGGAGGTGTAAAATGAATTGTAACAAACCCTTAATCGTCGTTTCAATTCTGTTTTCAATCGGCCTGCTGTTTCTCACCGCCGGCTGTGAGGGCCTGCGTTTTGCCGCGAGCGAGGGGCAAAAACAGATTGCACTCGACACTTACCAGTCTGCGCTGTTTGTTGACCGCCTCGGTGCCGAGCCAAACACATCTACAACCGCCCGGCTTGTGGGCGGGGCAAAAACAGGCATGGCATATATCGGCATACCGAAAGAGCCGGTAATTTCCGATTACGATAAGACCATCGCCCAGGCCCGGCTCGATGCGCACAAAAGACCAAAGACCGAGCAGGTCTTTGATTCTGTTGGTGAGGGTCTATCACTGGCTGCCGAGCTTGCAATCCTGTTTGGCGTAGGCGGCGTTGGCTTCGGAGGTAAAAAGGCAATTGACTGGATTCGACTTGCGCAGCAAAAAAGTACGGCCCTGCAGGAAATTGTGCGGAATAACGAAATATTTAAAAAACAAGCGAGCATCGAAGCCTTCAATATTTTTAAGCAAACTCAAACAAATCAATCACCGGCTACCAGACAGCTTGTAACAAAAATTAAATCTTAAGGAGCTTTTATGAGTCCGTGGTTTTTGGTTGGGATCGTTCTAAGCGCCCTTTTGGGCGCAACGGCGACGGTTACAAGTTCGATGGTGCTGTTTAATTTGCGGTCGATGAATAAGCGAATCGAGACGCTGGAAGCTAATCAGCAAATCTTTATGCAGCGTAAAAGCGAATGTCAGCAGGAATTTGTGCCGGTCGGGCAATTTATACGCGATGCCGGCTATACGCGTAAAAGACTTGATGATGTGGTCGAGGCGGTAACGGCACTGACAGGCAAACTTGATGTGGTTTCACAACTGCCGCAGATAGCAGGCCAAATCGCATCGCAAACTGTTCGCGAAATGCTGGAGTTGACTAAGAAAGGGTAAGCCATGGCGAAGGTACCGGAAGCAGTAAAAATCAAAATTCAGCGTAATCGAATACTCTCGGTTCTCGACACGATGTACCCGACCCCGCTGCAGCTCGGAACTCTGTACGAATCCGGCTGCTGCTATATTGACCCGGCTTACAGCTTCGAGCTGTTCACCAAAGACATCAGCTATTTAAAAGACAAAGGCTACGTCGAGTTTATTGATGAGAAAATCGGCGGTGCCGGCGAGTTCAAAAAGAAGGTAGTCGGTTTGACGGCCAGAGGTAAAGAGATCGCCGAGCAGACCCAGACCGACCCGGCCCTGGAGATATGATGGCCAAAAACAGGCGGACACATTCATCGATTGATAAGCTGCCGGAGGGACTGCGTAAAACATTAACCCGCATGGTAGTCGATAACGAATGGCCTGCGGATTTTCCGAAACGCGAGGGCTTCGGATTTAAGGGTGATAAAGCAGAGCTTACCGGCAAGCCGCGTTATGAAGACGTTGCCGCTTATTGCCAATTCAAGGACTACAAGGTATCGGAGTCGGCAATAGGCAGATTCGGTATGCGTATGCGAATACTCGCACGCATGAAGAACGCCGGCGTTATCGTTCGCGATGTAATGAAGGACCTGACCGCCGAGAATGCATCGGCAACACAAAAGGCGGTCGCTGAGATGATTACCGCTCAGACGATCGAGTTCATCGCCGACCGCGATGATTTATCGAGCAAACAAATAAAGGAAGTATCGCAGGCAATGCGGGATTGCACAGCCGTCAGTATCAACGCCGACAAATACATCCGCGAGCAAATGAAAGAAAAAGCCGAGGCCGCTGCAAAATCTACCAGGAAAAAATTAACCAAAGCCGGCGTTAATAGAAAACTAATCCAGGAAATTATCGATGAGCAATTGGGAGTTGTAAAATCGTAGCGGTGCAGGACAAATTACCAAAAGGTTATTTCCTGCCTTACCAGGTCAACTGGATTCTGGACGAAGCCAATGCCTGCTTGTGGGACAAGAGCAGGCGTATCGGCGCTACTTACGCCGACAGTTACAAATCGGTCAGAGATCGCAGTCTCATCGATCACCGGCGGGACCTGTGGTTTAGCTCGGCGGATGAATCGGCGGCAATCGAATACGCTCTTTACTGCCGGCAGTGGGGCGAGTTGTTGAAGACTGCCGTTAAAGAACTGACCGAAACGCTTGAAGACGACCAGGGTTATAAATTCAATAATTACGTTTGCGTTCTACCAAACGGCAGCCGAATCAACAGTATGACGAGCAATCCGAGGCGGTTCCGCTCTAAAGGCGGAGACGTTGTGCTTGACGAATTTGACTGGCATGATAAACCCGGCGAGATGCTTGACGCTGCAATGCCGACAACCACGTGGGGTTATTCGCTTCGCATTTTGACGACGCGAAACGGCGAAGGTTCCGAGTTTGACAAACTTGTTAAACTTGCAAAAAAAATAACCGACGGCCAGGCAACCGCCAAAGAGCTTCACACATTCAACTGGTCGTATCACTTGACCCCTATTACCACTGCTATAGAGCAGGGCCTGGCTGAAAAAGTTTACCGGCTCGATCGCATGGATCCCGAGGCCAGGCAAAGATTTTTTGATGAATGCCGGGCTCGGGCCAGAAACGAAGATGCCTTTAATCAGGAATACATGTGCATCCCATCCGCAGCGGCGTCAACATTGATTCCTTATGATCTATACCAAAGCTGTGAAGACTCCAGCTGCCTCAAGACAAGAGGTGAAGGCAGCAAGTTTATGGGTTTCGATATTGGCAGGGAAAAAGACCTGACGGTGTTCTGGATTTACGAACTCGTCGGCGATGTGCTTGTAACCCGGCAGATGATCAAATTAAAAAAGCAACCTTACCACGTTCAGGAACAAGTTGCCGCCGATTTGCTCGCCGACAATACAATCCTGCGTGCCTGCGGCGATGCAACCGGTATCGGCGACATGCTGGTCGAGGCTTTGCAGCGGCGGTTCGGCACCTATCGCGTTGAAAAAGTAAAGTTCACCGCTCCGATCAAGGAACACCTGGCGAGTCTCATCTTGAGCAGGTTCGAAGATAAAAGAATCCGCGTACCTGAAGATATGACAATCAGGGAGAGCTTTCATGCGGTGCGTAAGACCGTAACCGCCGCCGGCAATATTCGCTACGATGCGGCAAGCACCGAAGCAGGCCATGCCGATGAGTTCTGGGCTGCTGCGTTAGGCTGCGAAGCATCCAGCACATCCAACAAGGCGGAGTGTATATTGATATGACACAAATCGTAAAGGCAAAAAGAAAACTAAACACTGAAGAAGCCGAGCGGTTGCTATTCCCAATCGATCGTCAGGCAGAAAAGGATTATACGATTCGATTTCCGCAGTTCCACCAACTGTTCGACAAGTCGCTATGGGTCGATGGTGACAACAGTTCCACACCTCGACGGCCTTATAGCCAGGTCGAGCTTGTCTTTCGATGCGTTGAAGAATTAGTCAATGCTGTAGTGGGCCTGCCGCTGGTGCTTTCTACGGTTGACGAAAAGATTATTGAAGGCGGGCCGCAACACGACATCCTTTACAATAATCCATTGATGAGCTTCGAGAAGTTCATCGTCCAAACGATTGGACATTATGCACTGAGTCGAGATGTATTCTGGATCTTCACTGACATGGCCGGTGTCCGGCCTAAAGAGATCGCAGTCGTATCCGGAACACAGATGCATCCTGTTACCCACAATCGTCAAAGTGACGGTGAGCTTATTGGTTGGGAGTTTCGCGGTGTCGCCGGCAGGCAAGCCAAATATAGCCTCGACGAAGTTTACCAAATAAAGAACTTTAGCCCTTACGATCGCTTTCACGGCGTCGGGCCAACATCGGCGGCCAGGTTAAGTATAAACTACAGCTACGCCGCATCTTTATTTAATACCAGCGCGCTCGATAACGCAGCAGAGCCGGGACTTATTCTTCACACTCCGACTTCGTTAATAAAAGAAGAGGTCGACCTTCTGCGAGCACAGTTCGACGCCCGTCATCGCGGGGCTGCGAAAGCAAAAAGAACGGCGGTCTTAACCGGCGGTATGGATGTTAAAACGGTAGCTTTGAAGATGACTGATATGCAGCTTGCCGAGATATCGCAGATTAAAGACCGGCGAATCTGCTCGACCTTCGGCGTGCCGCCGGAGATTGTAGGTCTCGGCACTGAAGCCCAGTACGCTCAAGGTCCGGCCCAACGAGCCTTCCTGTTTAATACAATAATGCCGCTGGGTAACTTGATTGCCGGCGAAATCACTCGCGGAATATTGTCTCGCTTTTACAGCAGCGATGGGCGGGCCGTTACTTTGGCGAAGGCTAAATCTTACGGAGGCACAAAAGCCAAGCCTTTGGCCTTGCGGCGTATTTACCGCACCGCCTGCAGCAAGGCAGCCGCCGCCAAGCAGAAAATCTTCGCATGGTTTGATTACGACCAGCACCCGGTGGTCCAGGAGCATCAGCGAGAGGTCGCCGAAAAAGTCTTTAAGTTCACCCAGGCAGGTGTCACCCTCAATAACCTGATAGAAGCTCACGATTTGCCCTACGAGACTCAGCCATGGGGCAACAACTGGTGGGTAGGTATGGGGCAGGTGCCGGCGAGTTATATTCTCGAAACCGGTATTGAAGGATTAACCGGGCCATCACTGCCTGAAGGTGAGACTCCCGGCGAAGACAAGAGTTTTGTTGAATTCAAAAAGGATATCGCTGAAGTTGCCGAGGCTGAAAAGATAAACAAAGACAACGAACAGCAGCGGCTTCGCATCTGGCAGAAATGGGTAATAAGCTGGGCAGGCATCGAGCGCGAATACAAAGAAGCAATGCGACGGTTCTTTCTACGGCAGCAGCGAATACTTACCGACAAGCTCAAGAAAGCAATGAGCGAATCGGCGAATAAATCCACGACTAAAGATTACATTGATGACATAATTTTACGCGTCGTTTTTGATATCAAGATTGAAGATGACAAAATAAAAGTCATCAATCGCATCTTTTTTGGCAAGGCAAGCGAACTCGGCATTCGTCAGATTTTTTCCGAAGTGGGCGGCTTTTCCGGTGATAAACTTACCGGAGCCGTCGAACAGGCCAAACGCAACGCCGCTATCAAAGCAGCCCTTGTAACCCAATCGCACAAGATTGGGGGCATTAATCGCACGACCCAGAACATGGTTGCTTCGCAGATTCGCCGGGGCCTTGATGCCGAGGAAGGGCTGGAACAACTTACCGGCAGAATCAGCAAAGCACTTGGCTCAAACAGGGCAAGGGCCTTGTCGATAGCACGCACCCAAACTTCCGGAGCGATATCGACCGGACGGCACGTTGGTATGAAACATGCCGGGGTCGAATTAAAAAGCTGGCTGACCAGCGGCGACTCACAGGTCCGCCAGGGGCATGTTGCCGCCGGTGAAAGATACGCCCAAGACATCCCAATTGACACTCCCTTTGAAGTGGATGGCGAGACGCTTCGATACCCCTGCGACCCGGCAGGCTCGGCGGCAAACATTATTAATTGTCGGTGCGTTTCGATAGCTCGCAAGGCAAGCAATAAAACGTTCGATATGAATTTTTATGCAAATATGAAATTTTATTCCTACGACGAGATGCAAAAATCTCAAGCCAAAATAGAGGACCAGTAAAATGAAAAACAAATACTTTTTTGCCGCCGTCAAAGCAATTAACGAAGACGAGAGAACGCTTGACGCGGTTGCATCAACCAGCGATATGGATCGGGACGGTGATATTATTCTGCCGAGCGCGTTTGAGAAAAGCCTGCAACCGTTTAAGGACAATCCTGTCATTTTGGCAGGTCATCAGCACAGGCTCGCCAGCGGTTCATCGCCGGTAATCGGTTCGGCGATACCGGATAGTATCAGAACCGATAAGAAGCAAATGACATTTACGATGCGATTCGCCGATACGCCACTCGGCAATGAATACTGGCAGCTTTACAAAGACCGTCATATGCGTGCCTTTTCGGTAGGTTTCATGCCGATCGAATGGACCGATGAAAAGGACGAAAAGCTCGGATATATCCGAACCTATACCAAAATTGAGTTATTGGAAATATCGGCGGTGCCGGTCCCGAGCAATCGCCTGGCGTTAGTAAGGATGAAGGGTTTTTATGAAGTCGAAGATGCAAAGGACTCTGCCGTTGAGTCCGTTAAATCTGTTTTAGAGGCAACGCTCAAAAGCGAGTTGGATAAATTTACAATTCGCATCGAAGATAGTCTTGACGATATTAAATCGCTTTTAATCGCCGATTCGGACGGGTTTGCAAAGACCCTGCTCGGTGAGTCTTTTGAATCACCCGAATCCGCCGGCGATCTCAAAAATGCCGAGCAGCTTAAACAAATAATCAACACAGTAAATCAATTGAATACTTAGGAGATTAAATTATGCCAGTAACATTGGAACTAATACAAAAAGGTCTTGACCAGATTCAAACCAAGATGGCTACAAAAACAGAAGTCATCGAGTTGATAGACCAAAAAATTGCCGAGGACAAAGAAGCGCAGCAGGCCCAGATAACTCAGGTCGAAGAAAATTCCAAGCAGGCGGTAACGGAGCTTCAGGTTTTCACAGAAAAACTGGTTGAGCAGGTCAAGCTGCTCAAGCAGACGCGGTTTGCAGCTATCAAAACACCTGACGGTATGTACAACGGCAACTGGGGCAGTCTGGAGACCGCCAAAATAGCGGGTCTTTATGTGCTTGCAAACGTCTATGGTAACAAAAAAGCCAAATCGCAGCTTGAAGCTCGCGGCATCGAACTTAAACAGGTCGAGGAAAAAGAAGATAAGGCGATGGGTGAGGACGTCGGCACAACCGGTGGAATCCTGGTGCCTGCCGAATTGATTCCCAACTTGATACTGTTGATTGAAAAATACGGTACATTCCGCCGCAACACGCTGGAATACCCAATGGCTGGCGACAGCGCACTCGCCCCGAAGCTCACGTCCGGTCTAACAGTCTATTGCCCGGGTGCCGGCGTAGCACCGAGTCTGTCAGATTTGGAATTTGGCGGCGTTGGAATGAATGCAAAAAAGTGGATGACTTTGGCGGCGATCGATAGTGAGCTTGATGAAGATGCAGCTGTCGCGATTGGTGAGATTGTCGGGTTCCTTATCGGCCAGGCCTTTGCAAAGCAAGAAGACCTGGTTGGCTTCCTCGGTGACGGCACCAGTACCGACATCGGCCTGGGCTCAATCGCCGAAGGTACGGCTCCTAAAGTAGAAGAATGCGACACAACAGGCGGCAGTTACACTGATGTTTCCGGTGCCGCACTTGCCGACGCCATCGCCGACGATGAAGATGGCAAACTGTTTGCCATCGACATCGACCTGACAAAATCACACAAGCGGTATATGCAGTGGAATGCTTTGCACGCAGGCGATGGGACTAACGGAGTCAATGCCTGCGCTATTGCCATTCTGTCCCGGCCCGATGGTAACAGCCCCGCTAATGCAGCCGGGATGGGGCTTACGGAGCATGTAGTCGCTTAACTTTTTTTTTGAACGGTAATTATCCGCCCGTCAATCGTGGCGGGCGGATTTTTGAAAAACAAATTTCAGTAAGGAAAAAAATTATGTGGGTTATATTCAAAAAAACTTACGCAGGCGAGCTTGGCATGTTCTTTGCCGGCCTGAAATACGACCTGCCCAAATCAAGACTTAAGCTGCTCAAAAAAGCCAAAGCGAAATTCAA